TGCACCATGCAACTAATTTGGTTGGGATGGGCAGGAAGCGTAGCGGACATGAGCATGTCAATTCAAAGTTTATGTGCTTGTGTAGAAATCATCATCAAGAGGTTCACCAGATCGGATTAAGAGAGTTCAGAGATAAGCATCATTTGAAAGAAATTAACTTAGGAAACGATGATCTAACCAAATTAGGAGTGAAGTAGATGGGATTAAACCAGGTAACATTAGTGGGCCGTTTGACGAAAGATATTGAATTGAAATATACGAATAATGGGACAGCAGTGACAAGATTTACCTTGGCAGTGAACCGTAATTATAAAAATAAACAAGGGGAATATGATGCCGATTTTATTGTGTGTCAGGCGTGGAGAAAGACGGCGGAGTTTTTGTCCAATCATGGCAGTAAGGGTGGTCGTCTCGGGGTAGTTGGGAGCATTCAAACACGGAATTATGAGGATCAGAATGGTAATCGTGTCTATGTGACGGAGGTTGTGACGGATCAGGTGGATATGATTGATTGGGCGGACGATAAGAAGACTACTGGGAATAAAGAAGCCAACCGTCATAATCCGCAACCGAACACAGATGATCCTTTCCAGAATGACACGATTGATATTGACGATAACGACTTACCGTTTTAAGGAGGAGTAAAGCATGAGTGATGAAAAGCAAGCACCAAATTATTATTCAATCATTCCAGCTGATGTGCGTTATCACAAGGAGTTGCGCCCAAATGAAAAGTTATTATATGGAGAGCTTACAGCCTTGACAAATAGCAAGGGGTTTTGCTGGGCAAGTAATCAATATTTTGCAGAGTTGTATGGAGTGAGTAAAGAAACAGTCAGTCGTTGGATTGCGAATTTGGAGAAGTTGGGTTTTGTGACACGAGAGATTATTCGAGATGATAAAAATGTCATAATCAGTCGACGAATTTACATTGACCCCTCCCTACAAAATAATCAAGACGTATTGACGCAGGGAAACGAAAACCCTGAACCGTTGACAAAAAAGTCAATACCCTCCCTACAATATAATCAAACCCCTATTGACAAAAAGGTCAAAGAGAATAATACAAGTATTAATAATACAAGTATGAATAGAAAGATATTGTCGAGTTCTGACGAACACGACGACCCGCCTTTGCATGATCAAGTGATTGGCTACTTGAACAAACAAGCGCATAGACAGTTTAAGTCAACAACGAAAAAAACAAAATCATTGATTAGAGCAAGGGCGAACGAGGGATTCAACTTAGATGATTTCAAAACCGTTATAGACAAGAAAGTGGCTGAATGGAAAGATGACAGTGAGATGCAGAAATATATCAGGCCAGAGACGTTATTCGGCACTAAGTTTGAGGGGTACTTAAACCAGGATGCACCTAAAAAATCAAAACAAGAAGGGTGGTATGAGCGAGATGAGTATGCAAGGAACTTCGAAAATCCTAGAACAGTTGATGAGTTTGACTTCGGAGACTGAGGAAATATGTAGCAAACATGACTGTCATTTTATCGAAATGAAAGGTTCACCGTATCCCCCTTTTTGTCCGGGGTGTGCGGAAGAGTCAACTCGAGACAAAGAAGAAAAAGTGATTAAAGAGCGTACGGAGCAATCACTTGCTTACCGCAATAATTATTTAAGGCATAGCATCTATGCGACTACAGACACCAAGAAATGTACGTTTGAGAATTATAAGGTGGTGGATGATGAGACGAAGCGAAATAAAGCAGCTGCGCTTAAGATTACACGGCATATTTATAAAGGCAATGCGATTAATGTGTTGATGCATGGAGTGAACGGAACGGGTAAGACACACTTATCCATGAGTATTCTAAATAAGCTGAGAGAGCATAGCAAGGATATCAAGTGCTTGTTCATCTCAATGGATGAGGCGCTCAGACACTTGAAGTGGGGATATGATAGTCATTCAACGAACGTCTTGTCAGAAATGGACTTACGTAAACGATGTGCAGAAGCGGATGTGTTGGTGATAGATGATTTGGGAGCCGAGTTGGGCCGACTGAAAAAAGATGTTCAGGCATCTGATTGGAGTTATAAAGTGCTGAATGGGATCGTAAGCACACGAAGTAATAAGAGCACGATTTATACAAGTAATTTAAACATGAAAGAGATCGCACAGGCATTCGATGGGCGAATAGCTAGTCGGATGATGGCCAATCAAGTGACATTGAACTTTGAACAGACGACGGATAAACGGATCAATGGGATACAGGAGGGAACAGAATGAGTTTAGCAAGCCATAGTGCCTTAAATTACACGAGTGACACATTAGGGTACCTAACCTATTACTATGTGTTCAAAAACGGCTCAGAAGCTAACGTCGTACGTCACAGCGAAGATAAACACGGCCGGTTGATCTATGATGTGTTTTACCGGAAGACGGACGAGCAGAAAACAAGAAGTTTATTAAACGCGACGGAAGTGGATGTATTGCTATTGTTAAATTACTTAGATGAGGGAGATGAAGCATGTGGAGCTGTTCGGGTTTGATGAAAAGTCCTTGTTAGCGGTGGAAAAAGAAGCAGATGGGAAGTGGCGTGTCTGGACTGGAGAAGAATGGAAGTTCCAGTTAAATACGTATCTAGACGCACTAAGATACGCCTTGCGACTAGGTGGAGATAAAGTTGGGCAAGCAGTTTGGCACGAGGAATTGCAATGCAACGGGTACATCCACGTCACAGAGGTTCAACCAAACTATGAAGAGAAGCGAGTGGCTGGCTATGAGTGATATGGTGATTATATGCGAGAAGATGAAGTGGCTTTGGAGGAAAACGGATCTAGAACGCATCAGACAAGCCCACTTTGAGAAGATGAATGTATTTGAGATAGCGGAGATGATGCAGGAGGATCCAGATGATGTAGCATTAGCGCTCTTTCATTTGAGTCAGGAAGGGAAATTACGTAAGTCAGCGAGAAGATGGAGATAGAGAGGGAGAATGTAGTATGAGTGTACTAATTGAACATGAGGCAGAGCATTTAGCAGAGTGGTTAAGCACGAAAGATGCGGGTGAATTAGCAGAGAAAATTGATGTGGCATTATCTGTAGCATACAAGATCAAACGAGGAACCTATTATAGTTCAAGAGATATAATGAGACGGCTAATGAAAGTCTACGGTGTGGATACAAAAACATTGCTTGGAGAGCCCGTTCCTTATATCGAATATCCGCTAGATGATGTGGGTAAGCGAATTAGACAGGCACGTGAAGATGTGTATATGACGTGTGACAAGCTAGCAGAAGAATTAAATGTAAGCTTTAAAAGCTTACTAAGCTGGGAGCGTGGGAGACATACACCAAACCGATATATGTTGGAAGATATTGCCTTCTTGACTGGTCTGAGCGATGAAGAATTCTTTACGATGACCTTACTTGATCTTAGCCAATTGGGACCTTATCTTAAGCAAATTCGTAAGGAACGGGATATGTCAAAAACGGAGATGGGGTTAGTTGCGGATGTAGAGGGTATGACTATCATGCAGTGGGAGCGGGGAGTGCACACACCCAATATTCGGTCGATTAAACATATTGCTGAGTTTGTTGGATTGTCGCTGAGTGAATTTGCAGAGAAGGCGAAGCAGAAAGAAGCAGAAGGGTTTAGTGAAGCCGGCTATATAAGAAACAAAGGCCCATGGAAATCAAAAGATATGCTGTTAAATTATCAACCTTAAGAATACGGAGGGACATGATGAAACGACTAAGTGAATTTAAATCTGCTGACGAAGGATACTATTTGAGAGATTTACAGGTATTTCTTGAGTACGCGGAAGCTGAAGAAGTCGTGGAAACGACAGAGGAGCAAGAGATGCGGTTTGATTTAATTGAATTGGGGAAGATGGCAGTTAATTATGCTGCGAGGCTGGAGAGGGGAGGGTATGGTGATTGATGATTGTATTAAGCAGAGAAGTGCTCATGAAACCAGATATGCCGATTTCACTGATTTATGTTGTAGTATTGCTGTCTTTGCTATACCGCATGATTTACTACGTGAATTACTATCATGAACGAAATAAGCGATTGAGTAATGTTTGTTCGGTTGTGGCGGTGCTATTGATGATAGGTGTGGGTGATGCATTCGTGAATAAGCGATTCTATCAGCAAGTGGAGCGAATGGAAGTCATCGGTCAATTTGAAGGTTTTGATAAGATTGTGAGAGAACGTGGCTATGAAGTGGTTGAGCGCAGGGGAGATATTGTTGTGCTGGAAAGGGAGTATGAATAATGTTAAGAAAACTAATTGATGATGTGATTGTGTGGTTCCACGAACGGAATATTGCTAAAGGAAACGGCGACGGACAAGTGAAGAAGTTGTTAGAAGAAGTGTATGAATTTCAGGAAGCGCACGAAAACAGCAATGATTTTGAAGCAAAAGACGGAATTGGCGATATCTTGGTTGTTTTAATCGGCTATTGCCTGCAACGTGGATGGACGATTGAAGAATGCTTACAGCAAGCATATGACGAGATTAAGACACGTCAAGGACATGTGAATGACGAAGGGATATTCGTGAAAGAGTGCAAGGACGGTCAATGTAAAATTTAAGGAGTGGTGACGTGAGAAGTGAGCTAGAGCAAGTGTTGAAAGATTATTATAGCGGTGAGTTAGCGACTAGAATCGAGATGCGCAAGCTAGAGCTCGCTTATCCGTCTCAAATCAAAAATGAAGCTAATGACAGAGTGAGTGAGAGTGGTGGAGTAGGTAGTCCGACAGAACAAGTCGTCATTAAACGTGTAATGGATCTGAAGCTAGCTACGCTAGAGCGAAGAATGAAGTGCATAGAGAAGTTTTTGACTAACTTGGAAGGGTCAGATAGGGTCATTTTAGAATATCGTTATAGACGGCAATATAGATGGTTTAAGATAGCACAGTTAGTGAGCATGAGTAAGGCGACTTGTCATCGTCATCATAATGATATGCTGTTAGAATTGGGGAAGTATTTAGCATGGGATATGTAGTGTCTCATTATATTGCGACTTTTTGGCCGAATAAGGGTGGTATAATTGTATAGTAAGGAGTCTAGGTAAAGGAGGTGACGACATGCGTGCTGACCGAATTGGTGCTCACCGTGCGAACTATGAACGGAATCGCAAGCGGGTGATGCGCACACAATCAACGTGTGGGATTTGTCACCGACCTGTCGACTTAAGTCTGAAGGTGCCTAACCCAATGGCTGGAGTTGTTGACCACATTGTTCCAATCAATAAAGGTGGACATCCAAGTGACATCAGTAACCTACAGCTAGCACATCATACGTGCAACAGGCAGAAGTCAGATAAACTATTCAAACATGAAGTAACACAAGAAAGTAAAGTGCTTGGTAATCGAGTGTTGCCACAGAGCAAAAATTGGAAAAATTACAAATTTAGCCGTTCGTGATTTTCTCAATTCTGGACGTAGGGGGGATACCACCCCCGGCGTCCGCGATTCTGGGGTTCCGCCGTTACTGTGCACTTTTTCTCGTGAAAGGAGACTTTTATATGGACGATATTAGAGGAATACCCTATTTACGGCGGAAATTGAATGCGAGACAAAATCGAGTGAATTTAAGGTATAAGCAATATGACATGAAACATCAGGAACTAGATCCTGGGCTAACGATACCGCCCCGGATGCGCCAACAGTATAAAGCAACAATTGGTTGGTGTGCAAAAGCGGTAGATAGCTTAGCCGACCGATTGATATTTAGAGAATTTGATAATGATAACTTTGATTTGAATCAAATTTTCCAGATGAATAATCCAGATACATTTTTTGATAGTGCCATTCTCTCAGCATTGATTTCATCGTGCTGTTTTATTTATATCTCAATGGGGGATGAGGGTATTCCGCGTTTGCAGATTATTGAGGGAGCGAATGCAACGGGGGTGATTGATCCGATTACGGGGTTGCTAAAGGAAGGCTATGCGGTGCTAATGCGTGATGAGATGGGACATGCGGAACTTGAAGCGCATTTCTTACCAGGAAAGACGGTTTATTATCGTGCGGGGAAGGTGATTGATGTTTATGATCATCAGGTGGATCATCCATTGCTTGTGCCGATTATTCATCGCCCTGATGCAGTTCGTCCATTCGGTAGGTCACGGATTACTCGTTCGGCGATGTATTATCAGAAGTTCGCTAAGCGGACGTTGGAGCGAGCGGATATTACGGCGGAGTTCTATTCGTTCCCGCAGAAGTATGTGGTAGGGACGAGTCAGGATTCTGAACCAATGGACAAGTGGAAAGCGACAGTCACATCACTGCTGGAGTTCACGAAGGATGAAGATGGGGATGTGCCTAAGCTGGGACAGTTCACGACGTCGAGCATGTCGCCGTTCACGGAGCAATTGAGAACCGCAGCTGCGGGGTTTGCAGGAGAAACTGGACTGACATTGGATGATTTGGGGTTCGTGTCAGATAATCCGTCTAGTGCTGAAGCGATTAAAGCAAGTCATGAGACGTTAAGAATTATGGCGAAGAAGGCTCAGCGGAATTTCGGGAGTGGGTTTTTGAATGTGGGGTATTTAGGGGCGTGTTTACGTGATAATTATCCTTATTTGAGACATCAGTTCTACTTAACGAAGCCGAAGTGGGAGCCGGTGTTCGAGGCAGATGCCAGCACGTTGTCACTCATTGGTGATGGGGCGATTAAGATTAATCAAGCGTTGCCTGGTTATATTACGGGTGAGACGATTCGCGATATTACAGGAATTATTGGGGATGTGACGGCTAAGCCTGAGATAGGTGATGTGGATGGTTAAGGATGTTGCCCCTGAATTATTAAAAAAGGTACAAAAAGAATTCCAAAAGCGGTATAATGAACATAAGCTCGTTCAGCAAAGTTTAACTAAGGATAAGCCAACTTATGTCGATGCCCATAATTATGCGGTAGGGACGGGTGAGAGCTTGGCGGGCGCGTTCCAGGCGCAGATTACTGAAGAGGACTTACCGAATGGGCAGATGTATTATAATATTGCTGAGCGGGTGGTTAAGCCACCATTGATTCACAATCATCAGTTAATTGCTCGGTATACAAAAATTGCCCAGCAACAATTGAATGATCAAGCGGGGGTGCGAATTTGGCCCCGGCGTCCATCGCTTAATACGGACCGGATTGATGGATTGATTGACCGGTTAACGGAGGGTGACGGTTACGAGACGGTTAAATGGTTACTGCAGGCGCCAGTTGTCAATTATTCGCAGAGTATTGTGGATGATGCGATAAAAGAGAATGCTGAGTTCCATTATGAGTCGGGGCTTAGACCGAAGATTATTCGACATGTGAATCCGGGGGCGTGTGAGTGGTGCCGGGCATTAGGTGGGACGTATGATTATAAGACGGCTCCGCCAGATATCTATCGACGGCATAAGAATTGCACGTGTAAAACGGAGTATGATCCAGGTGATGGAAAGATTAAAAATATCTGGAGCAAGCAAGAACGTTCCCCAGATGATGAGGAGAAGCAAGCACGGATCGAACTATCCAAACAGGTACCGAAAGAAACAGCGAAGGTTGGACGGAAGATTCGGGATAAGTTAACGGCGGACCAAGCGCAGTTCTATGATGAGATGATTGCTAATGCACCGGAAGATGTGCAGAAGGTCTGGCGGAAGTATCAGAATGAGTTGGAGTTGGATAAGGATACGAAATTAAAAAGTACGCCCCATTTCAATCCAACTAAAAATAAGGTATTTATGCATATTGACGATGATATTGCTGGAGATGAACATACGGAATCTGGTGATACATTCTTTCATGAGTTTGGCCATCAAATTGACCATTTAAAGACTAAAACGATAGCAAGACATGGGTTTTCGAAGTATACAACTGATTTAGGACAAAGTATTTATGAAGAAGTGCAAGCCAATATAAAAGTACAAGCTGATAAAAGAGTCACTGTCAAACGTGCACTATTAAAACAAGAGCTAATGAAGGATACACAAGATAATCCCAAATCAATGGGCTCGATTAGTGATTTATATGGCGGAGCGACTAACAACAAGTTACGTATCAATATGGGACATGTAGATGCTTATTGGCGTCCGCCCAAAATGCGGGGGATGACCTGGTCAAAAGACGAAAAAGAACAATATCGAAATTATCGTTTAGGCTCAGAAGGTTTTGCAGAGATGTTTTCAGCTGAAGTGAGACAATCCGATGAGATAGAGAAATTCCAAAAGTACTTACCAAAATCATATGAAAAATTCAAAGAGATGCTGAAAGACTTAGGAGGATAATAGATGAGTGCAAAAAAATATTATGGAAAGACAATATGGGAATGGTTTGATGCTTATTCTGATCATTTTGATGATTTTTTTCCATCTATGGAGTATAAAAGTAAACCATCTAAAGAGTTGGCTGAAATGGCTAAAAAAGCCATCGAGACGGATACACCGATTGAAATAGAACAAAGTATTTATATTGAATATTAACCAAAGCACTTAACCTCGCGTTATGTGCTTTTTTTGACCTCAATAAGTCGTTAAACTGTTGAGATTAAAGATTGGATTGGTGATGATATGTCAAAGAAAATTGGCAATCAAAACCCAACTCAATCGGTAATTTTGCCATATACGGTGACGTTGGTGGATGAGGCAATTTCGTATTATGAGCAAGCTGGACGAACGGCACAGGAGTGGCAAGAGAAGCTATTAAGTCATATGTTGGCTGTGAATGAAGATGATTTATGGACCCATACGAAGATTGGGTATTCATTGCCTCGGCGTAATGGGAAGAATGAGGTCGTGGCGATGCGTGAGCTGTATGCCTTGTTCTCGGGGGAAGAAGTGCTTCACACGGCACACCGAACAACGACTTCCCATGCAGCATGGGAGAGATTGTTGCGGATGCTGGATAAGATGGATGTGGAGTATGATTCACTCAGGGCGATTGGTCGGGAGCGAATTGAGTTGCCGGATACAGGGGGGCGTGTGGAATTCAGAACACGTTCTTCTACGGGTGGACTTGGTGAAGGGTTCGACTTGCTGGTGATTGATGAGGCACAGGAGTACACGGATGATCAAGAGTCTGCGTTAAAGTATGTGGTTACGGATAGTCAGAATCCACAGACAATTTTTTGTGGGACACCACCGACACCGATTTCAAGCGGGACGGTATTTGTAAATTACCGTAAAAAGACTTTACAGGGTGGCAACCGTAACGCGATGTGGGCGGAGTGGTCGGTGGATAAAGAGTCAGATCCACAAGATGAAGCATTGTGGTACCAGACGAATCCGTCGCTGGGGACGATCTTTACTGAGCGTTCGATTTATGATGAAATTGGTAGTGATAAGATTGACTTTAACATTCAGCGGTTGGGTTTATGGATTAAGTATAATCAAAAGTCTGCTATCTCAGCGGTTGAGTGGGAACGGTTGGAAGTTGACCGCTTGCCGAAGCTTAAGAGTCCGTTATATATCGGGATTAAGTACGGGAAAGATGGTGAGAATGTGGCAATGAGTATTGCTGTGAAGACTACCCGTGACCGTATATTCATTGAGTCGATTGACTGTCAGACGTTGCGAAATGGGAATGACTGGATTATTGATTTTCTCAGTCAGGCCGATATTGCTCGTGTGGCGGTGGATGGGGCGAGTGGACAACATACGCTTGCTGAGCAGATGAAGCAAGCTCGGTTAAAGAAGCCGATACTACCGACTGTTAAAGAAGTCATTAAGGCCAATTTCTTATGGGAACAAGCCATTTATCAAGAGACCTTATGCCATAAGGATCAGGCCTCGCTATCGCAAGTGGTAACGAACTGTGAGAAGCGAGCGATTGGTTCTAATGGGGGATTTGGTTATGAGTCACAGTATGACGATATGGATATAGCACTCATGGATAGTGCGTTGCTAGCTCATTGGTTATGCAGTGAGAATAAGCATACGCGCAGACAACAAGTTAGGTATTAACAGCACTCGATAATGGGTGCTTTTTTAATGCAAAAAATTACCGATACCACCGGGTTAAGTTGGGAGAAAGGGAGAAAAAATATGTCAGACAAAGAATTTAAGGTAATCGAGACACAGGAAGCATTCGACCAAGCTATTGCAGGTCGATTGAAGCGAGAGCAGGAGAAATGGGAAGAACGAGTGAAGCAACTAGAGCAAGAGCGTGAAGAGAAAGAAGCGTTAGAGAAGCAAGTGAATCAACTACAAGAAGAGTTGAGTGCTGCAGAAACCAGTGCTACTGAAGCTCAAAAGAAAAACGAGTCTTTATCATCACAAATCTCTGACTATGAACGTCAGCAGTTGCGGACCAAAGTTGCGCTAGAACACAATCTTCCGTATTCGTTTGCCAATCGCTTAATGGGCGATAGTGAAGAAGAGTTGAAACAAGATGCGGAATCAATGGCTGAATATATTCATCAGAAGCCGGTTGCTCCACTGAAAGATACGGAATCCCCTGAGGTAAACGGGGAGAATGCTGTGTACCAAAATATGCTAAATCAATTAAACAATGAAGGAGAGTAATTATTATGGCAGACCAATTATCACGAGGAACATTATTTGATCCACAATTAGTAACTGACTTAATTAATAAAGTAAAGGGACGTAGCTCGCTTGCGGTGCTGTCGTCCTCACAACCGATTCCGTTCAATGGGCAAAAAGAATTCACGTTCACGTTAGATTCCGAGATTGACGTTGTAGCAGAGAATGGGAAGAAATCACACGGGGGTATGAGCTTAGAGCCTTTGACTATCTTACCTATCAAGGTAGAATACGGTGCGCGTGTGTCAGATGAGTTTATCTATGCCTCAGAAGAAGCAAAAATCGATGTGTTGAAGTCCTTTAACGAAGGATTTGCCCGTAAGGTGGCTAAAGGGATTGACTTGATGGCCTTTCACGGGATTAACCCACGTACAAAGACCAAATCAGATGTGATTGGCCAAAATAACTTTACGGATAAAGTGACGCAAACGGTGGAGTTTTCTGATGGGGATAATCCGGATGAGAAAATCGACGATGCGGTAGCCGTCGTTCAAGGAGCTGAAGGTGCGGTGTCAGGGATTGCAATGGCACCGACGTTCTCTAGCAAGTTAGCGAAAGTGACGGTGGATGCTGAAGGTAAAGGGCAAAAGATGTACCCTGAATTGAAATGGGGAGCTAATCCGGGTTCGCTTAATGGGGTGAAGTTGGATATTAATAATACCGTATCTGCTCACGGGAACCATGAAGTGATCTTAGGGGACTTCCAAAACATGTTCAAATGGGGATATGCAAAACACATCCCAATGGAGATCATCAAGTATGGGGACCCGGACAACTCAGGTAAAGACTTGAAAGGATACAACCAAGTCTACATTCGTGCAGAGGCTTACTTGGGATGGGGTATCTTAGATCCGAAAAACTTTGTTCGTGTGGTGAAACAATAAGGAGTTGACCGACCATGAAAAAATATATAAATGAAAAAACGGGGGCTATCATTGAGATAGCCTCTGATTTGTCTGGTGGCGATTGGAAGGAAGTTAAGGAAAAGTCAAAGCCTAAACGGAAATCAAAAGCCAAAGCAAAGGATGAGTAATGATGACTTATGCAACGGTGGATGATGTGATTGCGATCTGGCGGAGTTTAACCAATGAAGAGATGGAGCGAACGGAGCAGTTGCTTCCGCTTGTTGAGGCTTCATTGCGTGTTGAAGCGGAACGTGTGGGGAAAGATCTAGATCAATTAGCCCAAACACCATCTTACCAGCAAGTGTTAAAGTCAGTGATTGTGGATGTGGTAGCCCGTACGCTTATGACCGCAACGGACCAAGAGCCGATGACACAAAGTGCAGAGTCGGCGCTTGGTTATTCCTTCTCGGGGACGTTCTTAGTACCTGGTGGGGGCTTGTTCATCAAGCGGACAGAGCTTGCACGGTTGGGCTTACGCCGGCAGAGATGGGGGGCAAAGGAGATTTATGAGACGGATCAAAGGTATAACGGTTTATTTGCATCAGAAGACACAGACGGGGATGAATCCCTTTGGTGAGCCGATGTATGAAACAAAACGTCTTCCTGTCGCCGATGTCTTAGTTGCTCCGGTGTCCACGGAAGAGCGAGTGAATGCATTAAATTTAACGGGAAAGCGGGCAATCTATCAGTTGGCGATCCCTAAAGGTGACCGACATGAGTGGGAAGACCAGACTGTGGAGTTTTTTGATAAACAGTGGCGCGTAATCGGTGAAGTACTGGAAGGCATTGAGGAGTTAATCCCGCTTAGATGGAATAAGAAAGTGATGGTGGAGCGACTGAATGAGTAGAGTAAGAGTAGAATTGAATAGAGAAGGTGTGCGGTCACTGTTACGTTCGGCAGAGATGGAAGGCGTGGTGGTGGAGTATGCATCCAAAATCCAACGTACAGCAGGTGCTGGTTATGAGCAAGATGCTTATAAAGGGCGTAATCGTGTCAATGCGATGGTGTATGCTGAGACGTATCAAGCTAAGCGAGATAACTTGAAGCATAATACCTTGCTGAAAGCGACGAGAGGAGCGGGTGGTGGATGATTGAACTGACGTTGAAAACATTCTTAGAAGAAACGCTAAAGCTTTCAGTGTTTTTTACGTATCCCAAACAAGCGCCTGAGCGGTTTGTGCTAATTGAGAAGTTGGGCAGTAGTAAGATTAATCACTTAGATGATGCGACGTTCGCTTTCCAGAGCTATGGGCCAACGTTGTATGAGACGGCGAGGTTAAACCAGCGCGTGAAGCAAGCGCTGGAACAAGCGATTATCTTGCCCAATATTAGTCGCGTTCAGTTGAATAGTGATTATAATTTTACAGATGAAGAGATGAAAGATTATCGGTACCAAGCGATATATGATATTTATTATTATGAGGAGGAAATTTAGATGGCAGATGTGAATAATGTGTCTTATGGTAAGCCAAAAGTGGGCGGTGCTGCATTCGTGGCGCCGTTATCTACAGCATTACCAAATGATGCGACAACGAACTTAGATGCAAAATTTAAGAATTTAGGCTATATTTCAGAAGATGGGTTGACTAACAGCAACTCTCCCGAGTCTGAAACGATTAAAGCATGGGGCGGGGACGTTGTGTTAGTCTCACAAACGGATAAACCGGATACGTTCAGCTTCACCTTGATTGAGACCACTAATATTGAAGTGTTAAAACAAATTTATGGAGCGGAGAATGTCAGTGGGACGATTAAAACGGGCATTGTGATTAAAGCGAATGCGTCGAGTGCTAAACCGCATGTGTTAGTGTTTGAGACGGTTTTAAACAATGCGGTTAAGCGGATTGTGATTCCAAATGCAGTGATTACTGAAGTGGGCGATATTACCTATAAAGATAATGAGGCGGTAGGGTACCAAACGACGGTTCAAGCCTTGCCGGACACCGATGGAAATACCCACTATGAATATATTAAAACATCAGGACAGGGGTAATGATTATGATTAAAGGGAAAACAGTATCAGGATTTGTGTATGAAATTGATGAGCATCGGTTAGATGATATGGAGTTGTTAGAACTGGTTGCAGAGGCGGATGAGAATATGACGCTTATGCCTAAAGTGCTCTCCAAGTTACTAGGAAAGAAACAGAAGAAACGATTGTATGACTTCTGTCGGGAAAAAAATGGGAATGTTCCTGTTGAGAAGACGGTTCGTGTCATGGAAGAAATTTTTCGGGATTCTCCGTTAAAAAAATCTTAATTCTCTCGAAGATGAAGCAGATAGATGAAGATGCGCTAATGTGTGATCTGGCGGAGACTTATGGAATATATGATTATACACAGCTACCTTTAATGAAGGTGGCTGTTTTTGCATATGGGCTAAGTGATGATTCACGCATTAAGCGCAGATTCTCTAATCAAAGGGTAACGTTAGATACGTTGATTTTAGCGAGTGTCTATGATCAGTTAAATGCGGTAATTTATGCTTTTTCGAATAGAAAAGGTACGGAACCAGTGTCGTTAACTGATACGCTGATGGATAGACCGACGCAATCGACTAAGAAAGAACATGCTTTTTATTCGAGGGAAGACTTTGATCAAGCGAGAAGTCGTTTGTTAGAAGAATTGAGAAAGGAGGATGAAGAACGTGGCGACACAATTAGGGAAAGCGTATGTGCAAGTGATTCCGTCAACGAAGGGGATTAAAGGAGCACTTGAGAAGGGTATTTCAGCTGAAGCGCCGAGTGCAGCACAAGGGTTTTCTTCGAAGTTTTCAGGGTTCTTGAAAGCAGGGTTAAAGACAGCTGGTGTGGCTGGGGTAGCGGCATTATCCACTGCATTAGTGCAGGGGGGTAAATTACAGCAATCAATCGGCGGGATTGAAACATTATTTAAGAAAAGTGCGGATATTGTGAAGGATTATGCCTCGGAAGCTTATAAAACAGCTGGTGTGTCCGCTAATAGTTACATGGAGCAAGTCACTAGCTTCAGCGCAAGTTTGATTCAATCGTTAGGTGGCGATACAAGAAAAGCTGCTAAAACGGCGAATATGGCCATTATTGATATGGCGGATAATTCGAATAAGATGGGTACCTCAATTCAAGATATCCAAAATGCATATCAGGGATTTGCTAAGCAAAATTTTACGATGCTCGATAACCTTAAACTCGGTTACGGTGGTACGCGAACGGAGATGGAGCGACTCCTGCAAGATGCGGAGAAGCTGACGGGGGTTAAGTATGATATTAATAACTTGGATGATGTGTTCAATGCGATTCACGCAATCCAAGAAGAACTTGGAATAACGGGAACAACTGCTCAAGAAGCAACCGAAACATTAACCGGGTCATTCAATCAAATGAAGGCGGCCTTCTTTGATATGATCGGTAATTTAGCATTGGGACAGAATGTTGCGTCTAGCATGAGCAATCTAGCGGAATCGATGGCGACATTTTTATTTAAGAACTTGATTCCAATGGTTGGTAATGTGTTGACCAGTTTACCGGGAGCGATTAGTTCGTTTGCAATGGCGGCTGGTCGAGAGATTATGAATTACTTCAGTTCGGGTGTTCTGCAAGATAATTCACTGTTTCAGGCGTTTTCGGCAAAGTTTCAGAATTTAAGGCCGTTAATTGATGCGGTGGTGGATGGGATTTCTCGCATGGATTTTAGTGGCATTAGCGACTTAGCGAGTGCGATTATTCCGGCGATTACTAACGCCTTTCAAACATTTATGGGAATTGTGAGCCCAGCTATTGAAGGGTTAATTAATTCGTTTGTGGGATTGTGGAATGCGCTACAACCAGTTATTTCAATTCTAGCTGAGGCCTTAATGCCGGTTCTGCAGATTGTGGGAGCATTTTTAGGCGGTGTGTTCAAAGGTGTTCTGCTAGTGGTTACTGGGGCGATTGATTTCTTAACAGTGGCGGTTAAATTGCTGACACCGGTGTTTGATGCATTAGTAGCTGTAGTAAAATGGCTCGCACCGATTTTAACGAAAATTGCTGAATGGGTCGGGGTGCTGACTGGGCTGTTCGGTGGTTTAGGGACGGCGACAGGTGGTTTGAAAAATATCTTCAGTCAAGGCTGGAATACAATGAGAACGGTCTTTACAGGGGCTAAAGATATTATTGTCGGTGGTATTAAGGCATTGATGAATATCTTCAAGAGTCTGTCTACAGCAGGGACATCTTTAAAGACAGCTCTGTCTAACGCATGGAGTGCAATCAAAGGCGTAGTGCTATCTGTTGGGAATCAAATTATCTCCAAAGTGAAAAGCATCGGTAATATGTTCAACAGTTTGAAAAATATTGATCTAGGTGCTGCTGGTCGAGCAATTATGAATAGTTTTCTTAATGGATTGAAAGCTATCTGGGGAAAAGTAACGGGTTTTATCGGTGGTATCGGAACGTGGATTAAGAATAATAAAGGGCCGATTGAATACGATAGAAAACTCTTAATTCCTGCAGGTCAAGCGATTATGTATGGATTAAATAAGGGTCTGAAGGATGAGTTCGGTGAGGTACAGGAGAATGTCTCGGGGATGGCTGACCGATTAGCGGACAGTTTTGAGACGTTTAAGCCGAATGTGAAGTTATTTGATCTAGATGATGAGTTAGCGAACTTTAACGGACAGCAACGTGTGGCAATTGCACAACTAGATAATCAAACGATTCGTCATTCGCTTGAAATGCATTCGATGGATCAGAAGCTTAGTGAATTGATTCAGTTGATGCAAGCGATGGAAGAGCTACTTGAGCAGTTGCTTGACAAAGATACGGATGTGTACTTGGATGGGGAACGTGTGAGTGCCTTGTTAGAGCCACTGATGCGCCGTATTCGAGAGAAGAAAACGAAGTACGAGAATAGAAGACGAGGGGAGTTGGTTTAATGCATGAAGTAATTGTAGATGGTCAGAGTTTGCGTGATTTAATCTATGTGACGCGGGTAGACCGGTCCATGGGGGCAGTCACAAAGAATAAAACATTGTCGATTCATGGGTATATTATTCAAGATGTGATGCAGACGGTGGATGTGTTGAATCGATTGTTGACGGGGAACTTGCAAGAGTTCATCTTCTCAGACCAGCCCAACCGTTACTGGATGGGGAAAGTAAAGAGTGATATTCACTTATCCAATTCAGAGGCTTGGGCGCAGTTGACGATTGAGATTAATGTTCCTGATGGGATTAGTTACGCAGTTGAGCCTAAGGTGTTGTCTTTTGAGAATCGGCAGACAGTAGAATTAGCCAATGACGGGTCGCATGAGACGTATCCGATTATTGATTTTCATCTAAAAGCTGATACACATATGGTCTCGGCCGTCAGTAACAAGGCGGTGTTTCAGTTCGGGGAGTCTCTGGAAGCTTCCCCGCTGAAAGAGGTGCAAATTACCCGAACAGAGACAACAGGTGGGCATGAAACACGCCGACGTCAAACTTTGGCGCGTGGGCGGTGGAATAGCTTGAGTACGACTAGCTTTAATATGGCCACGATTGAATCGCGCTGGGCAACGAGTGGATCCTTTGGTGTACGAGGAGGATCCACGCCTGCGCCATCAGGGGGTCAAGTGAAAGTCGGAAAATGGGCCACTCATTGGTATACAGGGGAGCGGATAGCGAATTGGGTGCACGGTAAAACCTTTGCTGTCGCTCAGACAAAACAGGTCAATCACTCTAAGTCGAAAAAGGCGTATTTACTGAAGAATTTGGGTCATTATATCGGTTGGTTGCTAGAGCAGGATATTGATGGAGGTGGTCAATCAGCTTCGTCAGGAAAAGCAGCAGATATGGTGCCACGGTTCGGGAATAGTCCGGGTCATAAGTGGCATGGGCCAGCAATGCGTCATGCCTTGAATGGTGATTGTAATGATTATGAAGCCACTACTCTTCTGAATTTCTTTAAGGGGAATAACAGAGAGATGGGGGCTTTTTATTTTGCGGTGATGAATGGAAACGAGGTGATCAGTGCTATTCAGTTCTCGGCCCATCAGACAAACCAGACGACGCATGTGGACTTTATTGCAGGCGGGAAAGGTCTACATACCGAAACCCAAAATAGAACGTTAGCTTCACAGTTTTGGGGGCAGTTGAAAATGATGAAGAAGGGGACACAAATCAGCTTCGAAGTGCATAATGATTATAAGAAGAAAATTTACCGCCAGTCCTATAACGTGCCTGAATTGGAAGAAGCGAAGCCGACACATATCTTAGTGTGGGCGGGTAAGTATCATAATTCGCCGGCTGTAAGTGAAATAAGTGCGGTGAGTACAGAATTTGTGGGGTTAGATACAAAGGTGTGGATTAAACCACAAAATAATACAGTTAGCGAGACGGTGAACTTACCTGATCCACCGTATACGTGGAAACAAGGGGATGTGATCCGGCTTGATATGAATACGAATAAAGGCTATGTCAATGGGATTGAAACCTTGACACCGATTGCTTATGGGAGCAAGGAAATTAAGCTAATTCCGGGTACACAAGAAATTGCGCTGGAATGTGAGACCACTATTCAGCCAAGTGTGGAAATTTTTTATAGGGAGTGCTTTAAATGATATTTTTTACGAATCGAGATTATGAAACGGTGGCAGTTGCTGATGCGGACACTCCTGATGGGTTACGCTTGGTGGGAGATGAGCTGAATGAGTCGGTGGCCACTGGGGCGGCGATTTATCAAGCAACGATTGAAAAAAGTGATCCGACTGTGACACAAATTGAGGCGGGGAATTTTGTTTTTGTGCCTGATTTTAAGGGACGGATTATTGTACTAGAAATCATGGAAGTGGAAGAGAACCGACTGACGAAAAAGATTATTGCTGAGGATGCTGGATTGCAATTAATTAATTCGGATGTGGGCAAGATAGATATGAAGGGCACACTGAAAGAGTTTGTCAAAGCGGTACTGGGTGAAGATAGTGATTGGCAGATTGGACGAGATGATATTGGGGATAGTCGCAATTTAACATTGAAGTATGATGAGATAACAAATCAAACGAAACGCTTGAATCAAATTGCCGGACGGTTTGATGCGGAGATTTCTTATAGTTTTGAGTTCAAAGGAAATCGCATTACAGGGAAGTTCATTAACTTCCATAAAAAACGTGGTGAACATACGGCGGTACGGCTCGAAGTTGGGAAAGAGTTAAAAGATGCGAAGCGAAATATTTCCATTACGAATTTGCGCACAGCGGTGTTAGGGATTGGCCAAAATCATACGGAGCAAGTTAAGACGGAGAAGAAGGTCACGAAGACAGTGGATGTTGAAGCACCGGCGAAACCGGCGCCAAGTCAAACGAATAATAAAATCGAAAGAATGATTGCATGGTTTAAATCGCGGGAAGGGAAAGTTGGGTATTCGATGGCTCGACGGAATGGCCCGCATTCTTATGATTGTTCAAGTGCAGTGTTCTTTGCAGCTAAGCATGCGGGGATATTACCGTCTAGTCAATGGATAGGAAGTACACTAACTTTGCTGAGTATGGCCGGTAGACAGCTACAAGAGATTAATCGCAGTCAAATTCAACGTGGAGATATTTTCGTTTCCGGAACAACAGCTGGTGCTGGGGGTCATACAGGGGTTGTATTAGATAAAAATCGCATTATTCACTGTAACTGGGGATCACGAGGCATTGCGACGACTAAAATTGCAGGCTGGACAGGTGGCCCACCGGTACGCTGGTTTAGATTTAAGAATATCGGCTCCTCGTCTTCTTCTGTGCCAAGTGCTAATCCTGGTAAATACTGGTCGAATGACAATATAGTTCACCATGATTTAGGGTGGCAATTAGCAGGGTTAACCGCACAACAGATTGATAACTGGGTAAAAGCTACCAGCCCTAAGTCGCCATTTAATGGCCAAGGGAAGGTCTTTATTGAAGCGCAGAAACAATCCGGGTTAGATGCGCGCTATATTTTGGCACATGCTGCCTTAGAATCTGCGTGGGGGATGTCTAACTTAGCTCGGAAGTATAATAACTTCTTTGGAATTGGTGCTTTTGATAATAATCCAGAGAATGCCAAAAATTATTCAAACAGTGGCTTAGCTAGCGGGATTATTGGCGGGGCGAATTGGATTGCGAAGCATTACTATAAAAGTCAGTACAAACAAACGACACTACAAAAGATGCGCCATAATAATGGGGTGCATCAATATGCGACGGATCCCAATTGGCATACGAAGATTGCCAATGTGATGAAACGTTCGGAACGCTATACGTCTCCTGCCAAAGCAACGACTAAAAAAGAAGTGA